CGTTGTTCTTGAAATCGCTGCCGAGGACAATGCCGCGAGCTCTGGCAATGCGCTCCAAGAAATCCCAGGTCGTTTCCCCCTTCTCGTTCTGCAAGCTGGTGAAAGGGCGCGGGTTGAGTCCCGCATCCGCGATAACCCTGATGCTGATGCCCTGATATTTTGCGAGCACCTCGCGCGCGACTTGCTCGAAGTTCTTGCCGTCGAAATTGCCGTCCGGCGTATCGACCGAGGACCGGAACACGTAGCCGGTGAAGCTTTCGCCCTGGAGCTCTATGGCGTGGTTTTCCTTGTCATAGGCGACCTGACGCGTGACGATGAAACCGTTCTCGATCGCCTGCTGTCCGCCGAGCAATATCTCGACGCGGTCCATCGGCACGAATTGCAGCTTGTCCCATAGTGCCGGGATCGGCTCGCGCTCGACCGCGGTAAAGCGAAACAACGCCTTCGAGCCGGACCATTGGTGCTGAACCCACACCGTTTCCCAATCTTGGAAAATGCCCTTGTTGGTGACGAGCAGCGCCTGCGTCAGCGGATCATAGGGCGGCGCCATGTCGAGCTCACTTGGAAAGCGCGCGACCGGTCGGCGGCATGAAAGCTGGATGGATCACATGGTTTTCGTCGCGGAGCTCGTCGGCGCGTGAGGCGTCGGTATAGAGCCGATAACCGATCACCAGCGACGGCAGCGACTGCGCAAACTGATAGTTGATCATCCGCGGCAGCGGCATCGCGGTTTGTGTCAGGTGATAGAAGATCGCCGATAGGTAATCCATCAGCGTCATGTAGGCGCTCGGGTCGATGCCGTCGGCAATGGTTTCCTCCATTGGCGCAAAAGCATTGCTGATGACCGTCCTGGCCGCCTCGACGTCGTCACGGCTCTTGAAGGTCGTCAGCGAGATGATCATGCCCTCGGCCGAGAGGCAGTAGAGCACGAGCGCGTCGCGGATCAGCGTGCCGCCCGGCGTGTTTGCCGTCTGCGCTGCGGCGAGCCCCCTGACATAATCCATCAGGTTCAGCGGAATGCCGTTGGTCTGCGCGAGGCGAAAGATGTTCTCGAGATAGGGGCCGGCCTCGTCGGCCATGAGGATCGCCTCGGCCTCGTGCAGGAACACTGCGACGGCCGAGCGAAGCTGCGAGCCGTTGGCGCCCGTCACTGGCGATTGCTCGAGCAGCGCCGTGAGCACAGTCGAGCAGATCGGCTCGGCCTCCTGCGCGTCGGATTTGTACATTACGGCGTCGGCCCCGGCGGCCCGTTTGTCACGGTGTTCGTCGTCTGTTGATAGAGGTTGTCGGCCGCGTTTGTGAGCAGCGTCATGGTTGACGCCTGCGGGATTGATGCCGGCTTGCCGAACTCGACAAAGTTCATGTCGAAAACCACATAGCCGCCGAACCGCTCTTCCTCGGTCATCCGGTATTGCGTGCAAACCACGCTCATCGTCAGCGTCTGTCCGGCTTGAGCTCGGGCCGAATGTGGAAGCTGCAGGACGCCGTCGCCGCCGGCGTCGAGGCGTATCTGCAGCTTGTCCCGTGCAATGCGATAATCCCTCAAGAAGAGCGGATACATCTGCAAATAGCTGTCGGTTGGTAGTGCGATGCCGCTCTCGATCAGACTGTCGCTGTAGTAATCCTGTTGGCTGACGTTCGAACCGAACATAACGCAATAGCCGCGCACCTGAAACTCGGTGGCACGCCGGCCCATGTCCTCGGAATAGGGAAGGTCCCGTTTCGGGAATTGGTGGGTCACGATGCGCCGGCCGCCGCTCTGCGATCCGGCCTCGACGAAGAACGGGCAGCCGTCGAACATCGCCGGCAAGAGCGCATCGCGCCATGGATTGTGAACATCGCGGATCGTGGTCACGAGGCGACCCCGAATTGCGAACCTGCAGGCACGTGCGGACCGCCGTCAGCAAACGCCATTTGCGTTTGCCGGTTCATCTGCACTGGCTTGAACATGCCCGCCGAGCTTGCCGCGACGCGCGTCCCAGGCGGCGCCGCCACATTGACGTCGATCGAGGCCGAGCCCTCGACGCGGTGAGTCACTGGGTGAGTGAGCGCACTGCGATTGAGCGCCGCGCGTCCGGCGCCCTGCGTCCCCATCACCGGATCGTTGATAAGCTGCGCATGGACCGGATCGCCGCGCACCGGGAAGTTGATTCCGTACTCGGCGCCATGGGTATGCATCCACTCCAAAAACGCACCGCTCGGAATATCGACCGCCCGGCCGCCCTCGTGCCGCGAGCGGCCTGGCGGCGCGGCAATGCCGCCCGTCCCGGCGAGATAGCGGCGGTAGTATTCGGCTTGCGTGGCGTAATCGCGGGACATCTCGCCGAAGACCGCCTTGCGTCCCGTCGAGCTCTCATAAGCCTCGCCAGCCGCCCGCAGCCTCGTCGCCAGATCGGCGTTGAATGCAGGCGCTTGGCCGGTCGAGTGGCCGCCACGGGCCTGGAGCCAGCCGAGATCGCCCTTGCTCGCGGCCGGTATGTTTGCCGCGCCAGGGCCACCCGACAGTGGAGAGCCAAGCTGGCCTAGCTCTTTGTTGCGCCAGGCGGTCCATGCGTTCTCCGCAACGAAGCGCTCGCCGGTCCTCGGGTTGAATGTGATCTGGGCGCCCCCCGAGCGCACTGAACCTGATTCATTCCCCGTCGCGAGGTCGGAAATGTTCGAGCCGCCGAGCACCTGGCTAAAGAGGCCCTGATAGCGCGCTTGCTCGCCAGCCCCGAAGGTCCGGCCGAGCTTGTTGATCGTCGTCGCCGGGTAATATTTCGGATCGTTGAGCACGTCCTTGAGCGACTGTCCCGAGGCCGCCGCACGGTTCATCACACTCTCAACGTAGGCCTGCTCGGCCTGCGCGCCCTGACCACCGACCTCGGCCGCGGTCGAGGCCATGAGCAGCCGCGCGACCTCGGGATTTTTGAGCTCGTCCCCGAAGCCCTTCCGGACCTCAGCCAGGCGCCCATAGAGGGCGCTGCCGCCGCCCGCCGCGTCGGCGCCGCCCCAGGTACCGGTTGCCCCGCCGCCGCCTGCCGAGCCGCCGCCGCCAAAGAACCCTCCCCCGCCGAACCCGCCAGCCCCGCCGCGGCCGATCGCATTCAGTCCGCCTTCCCTGCCGCTCAATAGGCTCCCCAGGTCCGATAGCGAGCTCAGGGCAGCGCCGCCGCCGATGGCGCTGTCGATGTCGCCCCCGCCGGCGAGCCCATAGGCGCCCTTCGGAAGCGTGCCGCGGCCTGGTCCACCGGTGAGGCCTCGGAGCCAGTCATTGAGGCGCTTGAGCTCGGCCGTGTTCTCGAACATGAGCTTACCGTGATCCTCGACCTCGCCGCGCCGGTCCTCAATATTGGTCGACATCGGACCGCCCATCATGTCGGCCCACGCGCCGTAATGAGACGTATCCCAGTCGCCGCCGGCAAGACGAACGGCGCGGCCGCGCTGAAATTGTTCGCGCTGCATTTGCCCGGGCGTCTTGAATGCCGGCGTTGTCGGGATTGTGGGCGCGGGGATAGCCGCTTCGGGCACTGCGTCGAGCAAGTGGACACCAGGATGCGCGCCTTCCGGCATCGGCGTTCCGCCGAGGGGGGGCGAGAGCCGCGGCGAGGAAACGTCCGGCGCTGCGGTCGAGGGCGGCGTATCGGCCGGATGCGTGCCCTCTGGCGTGTAACCGAGCCTCCCCTTGCCGAAGAAAAACGTCCCGAGATTTTTCCTTTGCTCCTCTGTGAGTCCGGGCATTTCTTCCGGCTTTCTGCCGGGATGCGCTTTGTCGTATTCCTTTAGGAGTTCCTCTGTTTTCGGTTCGCCGATATTCTTTTCGAGAGCATAAGAGCCAAGGGTAACACCGGCGAGGCCGAGCCACCCGAGGGCACCGAGGCCGCCTGCGCCCGCGGGCAATGGCACTACCGGAGGCTTTCCGCCGCCAAGGCCGAGCGCCCAACCGGCCGCGCGAAGACCAACGGCAGCGGTCCCGAACGCTGCAACAAGCCCCAGCGCCGCGGTCCCGACCGCGGCTAACGGATCGTCCTTGACAAACTTGGCGAACAAATCGGCGAGCGCAGCAAACTCTGGCGTTATGATTTTCAACGCCTGATCCATGGAATCCTGAAATGCCTTGCCAGCGCGCGCGAACGAATCCTCGGCCTGTTCGGCCGCTTCGGTCTTGCCCTCCTGTGCCTTGATCTCCTCTTCGGTGGCCTCGCGGATATGCTTTTCGCGCAGCCGCCGCCACTCTGGATCGAGGCCGAATGCCCCGGCGAGCCTGTTGACGTTCTCGGCCGCGGTTTGCGCGTTGTATCCCAAGCCTCGCTGGCGTGTTTCCTCGCGCGCGAGGTCCTTGATCAGGCGCTCCATCGCAGCGCCGCCCTGGCCAGCTTGCTGCATCCGTTGCAGCGTGAAGGCCTCGCCCCGCCATTCCTGCGGGCGCGCGCTGATGCCCATAAGGCGCATCAATTCCGGGGACCCTGGCCGCGTCAGTTGGCCGACCGTTCGCGTGAAACTAGCAACTAGCTGTTGCGACCGTTCAATGCTGAATCCGGCCTCGTGAACCTGGTCGCTCAATACTTTGAATTGACCAGCGAGTAACCCGACCGATCCGGCCATTGTATTGATATGGGTCGTTCGCTCGGCGAAGCTGTTGATCGCCTCGACTACTTCGAGCAAGACACCGGGCAGCGCCGCCAGGCCGGTGGCGAAGCCGCCGATGCCACCGGTCATCTCGCTGACGCTGCGGCCAAACTCGCCGAGCGGCAAGCCGGTGATGCCCGACGCGAACTTCCCGAGCTCGCGCACCGCGGCGTTGATCTCCGTGGTGAGCCCCTTCGCGTGCTCACCCATCTTGCCGTGCTGCGCGGCGATATGATTGACGACCTCGTTCAGCTTGGCGAAGTCGCCGCCCTGCCCAAGGTTCGCAATCTCCTGCTTGAGCGCACGCAGGCCCGGCGTGGCCTGGTCCGTCAGCTTGACGATCAGTTGGAGTTCTTGTTCGGTAGGCATCAGTCGCGCCTTGCCTCTTCGGCCTTGATTTCGGCCAAGCGAATAGTATTGCGCAGGTGCATAACGACCTGCCCGAACGGCATATCGAGAAATATTTCAGGATTGACGTGATAAAAGTCGGCGAGCCGGTAACAATCGAGAACGAGATCCTCGTCGATCCCTACCACGACCGAGGATCGGGAAGAAAAAAGGGGCGAAGCCGGTAGTAACAAGAATTCCAATCGATTGGATGCATGCCAGCGAGCAATGGCGGAAGCACGCCCGATAATTGGCCCATCATTTGTGTCATCTTTTTTTCATCGACCTGTATCTCGCCGTTCGAGTCGATGCGCACCGGGTTGCCGCACGTGTTGATATCGCGCCCGGTCGGCTCACGAAAGACGAGCTCGTGAAGCAACTCGTCCTTTTTCATGCCGACGATCGGACGGCGCAGCCTTACCGTAACGGGCCAGCTCTCCTTGCCAAAGTCCGGTTCTTCGGCCGGCGCTGGCGGCGGCGGCGGAGGCTTCGGCGGTTCTTCACGCGGGAGCGGCGTCGCGTTAACGAAGCCCTCGCGGATTTGTTCGTTCATGACGCCTCCTTAGGTCCCGGGTGACGGCAGCGGCGCGCCTACATACTCGTCGCATGACAGCCCTTCCCATCGCACCCGGAATTGGCCGTCGCGCGTGTTGATCTCGATCGCGTCCTTGCACATGCCGCCCGTGAGCTTGTAGACCATGTCGTTTGCAAGTGTCGCAATCACGGTCACGTTAGTCTGCGTGAGCAGGCTCTTGACATAGAACCCTTGCACCGTGCTGCAATCGCCCTCGATGTAGGGAATGCGCGGGAGCTCTTGGTAGCCGTGAACGCCGTCTTGGCCCGCCAGCATCGTGCGCTCGACGCTCGACGGGCTCACCGTGAAATTGCCGCGCAAATTCATGATGACGCCGTCAACCTGTAGCTGGGCAATGCCAGCTATGCGCTGTGCCATATCAGTTCTCCGATTTTACGAGGAATTAGAACGCGGGCAGCGCCGGATTGAAGACGCCGGTCTGACCGATATTGGCGCCGATGGTCGGATCGATCAGGTTGTTATATTGCAACCTGAATTGCGCGAGCACCGCGAACACCCGAAGCTGATTGATCAGGTCGGGCGGGTACAGCACGTTGATCCGGTTCGGATCGAT